AACCCAGATTTAATAATAAAAATGGCAACTAGATTAAAAGAAGAAAAGGCAAAAAATAAAGAGCTTGAAGATAAGATGAAAGAAAATAAACCTAAAGTATTATTTGCAGATTCTGTTGAAACTTCAAAAAATACAATTTTAATAGGAGAATTAGCAAAGATAATAAAACAAAATGGAGTTGACATAGGTCAGAAAAGATTATTCACTTGGTTAAGAGATAATGGTTTCTTAATTAAAAGAGAAGGAACAGATTACAATATGCCAACACAAAAATCAATGGAGTTAGAATTATTTGAGATAAAGGAAACAGCAGTAACTCATTCTGATGGTCATATCTCAATAAATAAAACTCCAAAGGTTACTGGTAAAGGGCAAGTATACTTTGTAAATAAGTTTTTAAAAGATATAGCATAGATAACATAAAGCACTTAGTTGATTCTAGGTGCTTTTTTTATTGGAGGTGAGAATTTGGAACATGTACTAAGTGCTAGACTGGAACTTAAAGATAAATTTACAGCTGTAATTAATAAAGCTGAAAAAGGACTTGCTGGACTTTATCAAAAAGCTCAATCTATGAACTGGGAAAAGGTTAATAGTGGTTTAAATAAATTTGGAGCTGTTGCTGCAGGAGGATTAGTTGGATTAGGTGCTATAGCTGGAAGCTCTTTAACAGCATTTGCAGATTTAGAGGATCAAGTCAGAAGAAATAAAGCTATTATGGGAGCAACAGCAGCTGAAGAAAATATGCTAATGGCTCAAACAAGAGAACTTGGAAGAAGTACAAGATTTACAGCTCAAGAAGTAGCACAAGCTCAAATGTATCAAGCTATGGCTGGAATGAAAACAAATGAAGTACTGGAAATGACACCAAAACTTTTAAAACTATCTATTGCATCTGGAGAAGATTTAGCTAGTACGTCAGATATTTTGACAGATAACTTAACTGCATTTGGATTAAAATTACAGGATGCGGACCACTTTATGGATGTTATGGCTGCAACAGCTAACAATACAAATACAAGTATAGCAGGGCTAGGAGAAGCTTATAAATATGTGGCATCCACTTCAAGAAGTTTTGAAAGTATGGAAGAAGTAAATATAATTTTAGGAACTTTAGCAAATAACAGCATAAAAGGAGGTCAAGCTGGAAGATTACTAGGGGGTGTTTATACAAGACTTGCAAAAGCTACTCCTGATATGGAGAAAGCTATGAAAAAAGTTGGTATATCATTATATGATAATAAAGGAAAATTTAAAGGATTAAGAAAAATTGTAGATGAGATGAAGCCTGTGTTAGCAAGAATGACAGAAGAACAAAGAAACTATTTCTTAACTACTATTGCTGGAACAGAAGGAATGAGAGTTTTTTCAGTTCTATTAGGAACTACTAAAGAAGATATGGAAAAAACAGAAAATGCTATAAAAAATGCTAATGGTGCAACAGATAAATTTACAAAAGAGATGAGTGGAGATACAAAAGATAAAATAGCTCAATTTAAAAGTGCAGTTGAAGATTTAAGAATATCAATTGGAGAAGGCTTAGCTCCAACAGCAGTTGACTTTATAAATAAATTTACTTCTAAAATGGCTGAATTAAATTCTAAAGGAACTTTTGATACTCAGAACGTTGAGGCTTATTTTAATAGAATATTCTCTCTTACAGCTGAGGCTATTAAAGGTTTTGCGGCATTAAAAGTAGCAGCAATGGCGGAAAAGATTTTCCCAGGTTCTGGAAAATATGTAATAGGTAGTTATGCAGCATATAAAGCTGGAAAATATGTTGCAAATAAAACACAAATAGGTACAGGACTCGCAGAAGGTATAAGAGTTTCACAATATACTAATAAGTATATGAAGCAAGGATATTCTAGAGAAGAAGCTGATAAACAAGCTAGATTAGATGTTGAAAGAGAAAGTAAAATGAGAGGCTGGAAATCTGAAGATTATAAAAAACAAATTGAAACTGAAAAAAATCAGATAGTTTTATCTTTGGATGAATCACAATTGAATAGACTTAAAAATAATACAATAGGATTAACTGCCCTCGGATTAAGTCCTGAAGATTTAAAACGACAAGAAATATTATTGAAAAATAGAAGTATAAATTCCTTGAATTCTCCTCTACCTAAAAAGCCAAAATCTGAATATGAAAAAGCTTTTGCAGATTTAGGTGTTAAAGTACCTATAGCAGCAACTACAAATTTTTCTCCTCAAGTAAATGTTAATATGGGTGGAGTTGTAATAAAAAATGAAGTTGATGTAGAAAAAGTTGCTGAATTAAGTAAACAAAAAATTATAAAAAATTTAATGAATCATGTACAAACAACAAAATAAAGGAGACTATACTATGAAACCAACATTTATTTTATTGAAAAATTCTACAAGTACTCCTTTTTTCTTTGTGGTCCCACCTTTAGATTTAAAGATTGAAAGTGAGCAAGACACACAGATTTTTAAAATAATTGATGTAGGAGAAAAGACATTAATAGGAAATAGAAAAGCTGAAAGAATTAGTTTTTCTACATTTTTTCCTAATCTAAAATCTCCTTTTTTTAATTATTTACTGTCTGCAACACCATCTGGCTGTGTTGAAACATTAACTAAATTAAAAAACGATAAAGAACCTTTAACTTTAATTGTTCCTGAGTTCAACATATTTTTTAAATGCTATATCCAAACTCTAAATTTTTCTATAGTTGAAAGAACTGGAGATATAGATGTAGAAATAAGTTTAATAGAGTTTACTAAAAATAAAACACTGCTAGATGTAGCAAGAGGCTTACTTCAAAGGTGATAATATGGAAAAAGTAAAAATATATGTTAATGGAAAAGAATATAAAAATATTTTTATTCAGGTTATTTGGAGTGGAGCAATCCATGGAACGGCTAGAAAATTAGAAGTCGAGTACTTAGGAGATATCATAACTGAAATAGGAGATGAAATTGAATTTTCTTATGATGATGAAAAATTATTTGTTGGAAAAGTATTTTTTCATTCAAGAAAAGGAGATACTGATGTTAAAACATTCTATGCTTATGACAATTCTATTTACTTAAATAAAAATAACTTTGTTAAAAATTTCTTTAGGAAAAAGCCTTCTGAAATTATAAAAGAAATATGCGGAGAACTTAATTTAAAAGTAGGTAAAATACCACAAGATGAAGTTACTTGTACTTATCCTGCTATTGACAGAAGCGGATACGAAATTATATTAAATGCTTACACTATTCAACATAGAAAAAATAAAAAGATTTATTCTATCGTGAGTAATGATAAAGCAATAGATATAGTTGAGCAAGGAACACATGCTGATGTTCTTTTAACAAGTGCAGATAACATTTCTACATCATCTTATGAAGAAAGCATAGAAAATATGATAAATCAAATAGTTATCTATAAAGTTGAAAATGAAAAGCAACAAATACTTAATAAAGTAGAGAATGCTGAAGATAAAAAGAAATTTGGATTATTTCAACAAGTTATGCAATATGAAAAGGATGTTGATAATATAGCAAATGCTAAAGACATGCTAAAGAGTGTAGAAAAGAGTGCAAAATTACAATGTTTAGGGAATGTATTAATTCAAGCTGGATACAATATAGGAATACAAGAGCCACACTCTGGACTTGTTGGAGATTTCTTAGTTAAATCAGATACTCATATTTTTGAAGGAGAAACTCATTATTGTACTGTTGAGTTAACATTTGAAAATGTAATGGATAAAGCGGAATTTGAAAATAAGGAAAAAGTTAAAAAAAGTGATAAAAATAAAAAAGGTAAGAAAACTAAAAAAGGAAAAGCTAAAAAAGCAAGTAAATTAGATCAGCTGTTTTCAGAAGGATGGGATAAGAAATGAGCGAATTAGGTTCTTTAATAGGTGAAATGATAGGACAAGCTACAAAAGGAACATCTATCATAAAGGCATCTGTAGTCAATCCACCCCCAAACTTAACTATTGAATTTGATGGGCAAGTTATACCATCTGAGCAAATATACTGTAGTAATTACTTATTACCTCACTATCATAGAGATTATACAATAGATGGTGTTATTGATGAAATAAAAATAGATGTATCTAAATATGATTACAATAATACTACTCAGGATGCAATGGGGCATAAGATACCAAAATTAGAAGGAAGTGGAAACTATCAGGGAAATGGAACATATAAATCTCACAAGGATATTTGGTTCGAGGATACATTACAAAAAGGCGATGAAGTACTTGTTCTTGTTATGGGTGTACATTATGTAGTTGTAACAAAAATAGTTAAAATGCCGAGTGGAGCAATAAAGGGGGTGTAATGTGGAGAAAGATTTTAATATTTTTCTTAAAAAAACGGATACAGAAGTTGAAGAAATGGCAACTTTTAAAGAATATGCTATAGACTTTAAAACTGGAGAATATATAAAAGAAGGAAATGATATAAAACTTTTAGAAAAAAATGAAGCTTTAAAAGTATGGATATTCAAAGCATTAAAGACTGAAAGATTTAGGTATACTGATGTACATAGTGATGAATATGGAAGTGAATTAGAGACCAATATAGGAACTATCTATCATAAAACAGTTAAAGATGCTTTAATGATTAATCAAATAAGAGATACATTACTAGTAAACCCTTACATCACAGAGTGCTACAACTTTGATATTTCTAATGAAGATGAATATGTTC